ATCCATCACTTTATTAACATCAACTTTACCTAAAAGATTAGCAATATCATCACCAATTCTTTTAAAGTTTAACTTACCTAGTCTATCAGTGATTTGTTCAACGGCTTTAATACCGACTTTACCGACTTTATCAAACTCAGGTTGAAGCTTGTTTGCTAAGGTTTCTTTTAAACCATCCATTGCTTGACCCACAGTTTTATACTGTGTAGCCATCTTTGAAAAGTTTTTATTAGTACCCGTTTTAGCTACAGCATCTAAGAAATCTTGAGTTTTAACTTTACCATCTTGAATTTTTTGAATTAATCCGGTTAAGTCTGTTCCCATCGATTTAGCAACAGCGGACATACCGGCTGGAGCTTGTTCCATCATTAGCTTAAAATCTTGCCACTGTACTTTAGGCTTAGCAGCCATCTGCGTAGCTTGCTCTGAAATAGTTTTCATTGCTTGTGCTGGATCAGCAGCAGTAGCGGCTAACCCACCAAAACCTTTAACCAGTTGTGCAGTATTTTTAGTACCAACAGCAGCTAATTGGCTATAAGTAGTACTCATATCAGAGGCACTATAAATAGTCTGTTGGGCAAACTGTTGCATCTCTTTTTTTGCATTAGCAATTTGAGCTGGTGACTGTCCTATTTGACGTAAATTACCTTCAAAAGTCTGCCATGACGTTGATGCTTCATTAAGCTCACTTACCATAGACTTAATACCAGCACCAGCCATTCCCATACCTTTACTAATGAGGTTACCTACAGCAACTCCACCAGCCATTGTTTTGAACATATTGCCTGAAGATCTTTCAGCATTGCCAAACATATTTCCAGCTAAAGCGCTTTTCATTCGGCTCATTCCTGATTGTGCTCTAGCAAGTCCACTTGATAATTTATCTAATGGATTACTAAAAGCATCGTTGATTTTAATAGTTGTACTAATCGTTCCCATTGATTACCTCCTTCCTAGTTCTTCTATACAAAAAAAGAAGGCAAAAGCCCTCACACAAAATATTAGTGTTGTGACTTTGCCTTCCTTTCTGCTTCTTTTCTTGCTTTTTCTTCTTGCTCTGTTCTTAATTCAATTGATGCTATAACTACTGCTTTTTCACGTCTACTTAATTCGGTCCATTGCTTAGGTGTCCAATGCATCTTATTAAGAAGATAGTGATATATAGCAAAATCACCAACTGAATTACTAATTAGTTTTTTGCTTCTTTAACTAAATCAGTATCACTATCTGCTGCAACGCCTGATAGTTCCATTACCTTATCAGCTAAAACATTGTACTCACCGGCTAAAAGCATGGCTTCTAATGTGCCCGCAGGATCACCATATGTGCCGTAATGTTTTTGAAGCTTTTCATCAATTAAATTAGGTACTACCACACTTGCTACCATTAGCTTGTCTTCAAACTTGTCTTGATCAAATACACTTTGCTTAAGATGAGTTCTACTATTAAATTCAACGGTCTTAGATTCTTTTCTTAAATCAGCCATTTCTTTAGCAGTTAAAGAGCGAATCTTAAAAGGTACAGGAAAACGTTTAAAATCAACGTTTTTTTCCTTAACTGGACTCTTTACATTAATAAAATCATCAATATTATAATTTTCAGTCATAATTTAAATTCTCCTCTTTAAAGACCATTGAATGCTTGAACTAAGTGGATATTTTCAAAAGTAAAATCAGTTTCCATATCCATTACGCTGTCATCTGCTTTGAAGTCAGCGACAGGAATTTCATCCAAGTTAACTTCATCTAATTGAACAATCTGTTTACCTGTTCTTGAAGTTTTATCTTCAATAGTAAAAGTAATTGTAAAGTAAAGATCACCTTCCATTTGAGTGTAAGGAATACCGTATTTAATCCAATTAGAATTAATTACATATTGTCCTAAGGTGCCAGTGCCATCAACAGATGTAGTTTTGTGCTTAGTCCAGTGGTCACCTAAAACATTAACCTTTTCCTTATTCTTTTTAATATTGATCTTTAATTGCTTACAATCAATTAAATTAATAACATTACCATTAATAGTAACGGTAACTCTTGCATCCTTTGAAGAAATAGTATCTCTACCATTAAGGATTTTTGCTAATTGTGGATCCATCTAATACCTCCTAATCGACAACGATTGTCATATAAAGCTTTTCCATCGCATCTACTGGAGTAACTGCTAAGTTAACTAAAATAGAATCGCTATCTTCACCAGGTTTAACAGTAATATCACTTGGATTGAAGTTTTGAATAATATTATTATCTTGCAATTGCTGTAAGTAAGTTACTCTATTTGCCTTAAATAGATCACGACCACGTTCATTGTTAGAAACTTTACCTAAAAATGAATTGATGAAAGTTTGACTAGTATTATCACAAATTTCATCTAATGTTCTAATGATTCGATTCTTGCTAAAAACTTTAGGTCTTTCAGCAGTAAACTTCACAAGCGAGTTAATATCTTGTTCAATAACTACTCTTTGATCACGAAGCGTAGTAAAGACAATTAGCCCTTTATTTAGAGCTTCAATAGTATCTTCATTATTTAATTTAGGTGAAGCTTCAATAGCATCATCAACTGATTGATAAGTTAAAGCCGTACCAGCATCAGCGCTAGCAGATAAACCGGCAAAATAACCAGCAGCATCTTTAGTAGGCACTCTAGTACCATCACCTAAAACATAGCCATTAACCACCATTGATACGCCTTCATAATTGAATTCAGGAGCATTACTGTTTACTGGAACAACAGCACGAACTTTAATCCCTTCATTTTCACGAAGTCTCTTTACTGCTTCTACTAATAACTTATGAACATTCGAAGATACATCCATACCAGCTGTGGTAACCACAGCATAATGTTCATTTTCCACAGCATCGTTCATCATATCTGATACATTTCTAGGTGTAGTAGTACCATTAGATAACTTAATTGATACAGGATTAGAACTAAATTCTGTTACCGTCTTACTTGGTACAGCATCAATGTAATCATTACCTGTAAATTCATTGAGATTAGCAATTGATACTTGTTGCTTATCCACAATAGCAGTGCCATATAAAGTGGTAATGTTTGCTGTAGTTGGTGAACCTTCACTAACTGGAATAGGCTCAATAGTAACAGTAATATCATTGCCTTTTTTACCTGGATACTTAGCAGTAATATCAATTGGTGAAGCCGTATCTGTACCAGTTGCTTTAGTACCATCATTAATATTTAAAAAGAGCACTGTTTCAGTGCCCTAAAGTTTAGGATCATCTAATTTAATACCTAGCTTTGCTCTAAAATCAGATGATGGTGAGAGCTCAACTACACCAGTCTTCCCCCAACCAAGTTGAAGATCTGAAATTAATAAGCAACGCCCTAAATTAGATTCATTAGGATTACCATTGCCAACCACATTAATATAAACGCCAGGACGACGTTTATTTTGAATTTTCCATGTTCCTGCCATGAACTAAATACCTCCCTTAAAATCTGCGATAGCCTTATTAACCTCAGTCATCGTATAAGTCTTATTTTCATCAAGCGAGAGCTTTAAAATATCTCGTTCAATGGGTGTAAACATTTTTGACATTAAAAGAGCGTCCTTACTATATGAAGGGGCGCTCTCAGTCGTTTCCTTGGATTCTACCATTTACCTTAATATCTCCTTTCATCATTTCTGATTTAGGCTTCATCATCCTAAGCCACACATCAAACATAAAAATAACCGTGTGTTCAACCGTATCTGGTTTAAACTCACGATTCTTAACGGTGGCTTGATCTGCTAAAGTAGTGAAATTATCACTTAAGAGATCTTGCACACGTTCCATATCTGCGTTGGGTTGATCTGGACTAGCAAAATAAACAATCTGATAGCTATATGTTCGTTCTTGAATATCAAACAGGGCTGGTTTAATCTGCGTTGTTGGTATTCGACTCACATAAAAGCTAGGCTCTTTAAAACCACTAGATTGATTTTCTGTATAAATTGTCACATCAGGAAAAATTCTTGCTAATTCATCAACCACTAATTCTGTTAATTCCATCATTCTAGTAAGTCCCTAAAAGCCCACAAACCAGGCGTAATTAAATCTGGTAATTGGGGTTCTATTTGTTGGGCTGATTTTTTCATAAAGAATTGACCAGCTACCCAACTGCCACCGCCTCGGGTTCGGTGACCATTTTCAACAAATGAAGCATACTCAGTGTTGTTTTCAAGTTTGATTAACCAACCACCAGAATAAAACGGACCTTCAACATTCCAGCTTCTACGAAGTTTACCAGTATCAACGGGTGTATTAGCTTTGAACTGCCTTAGTGCCTGAACACCAATACGTTTAGCACTGGTTTCAAGCTCATTTTTCACTTCATTAGCTGAAATTTTTGCCTTTACTCTGTTAGCCCATGCTTGAAATTCAGCATCATCAATAGTACCCAAACTCATGCTTTTTCATCTCGAATCATTGCTAATTCTTGGTGACTATAGTACCCGGTGTAACCCTTGCTAGCACGCTTGTACTTAGTGGCATTACCATTTTGATCAGTAACTAAAATAACGGCACCAGCAGGTATGTTGATACCATTACGTATTAGTAATTTTGCATCATATTGATCAGTACCGAAAATAGTTTGTGTTCCTGCAGATTGGCTTTTAAGAATAACCTTACAAGGCTCATTTTCTACAATAGTAACCGGAATATTATCGGTAACATGATGTATTACTACTTCTTTTGTTCCAGTGATGGTAGCTTTGTCAGTCCACAAGCGCGGTACTGATTGTTTTAATCCTTCAAATAAGCTCATTTAGGTAACCTCCTGAAGTTATAAAGGATATTAGTGTAATTATCCGTAATTGGGTTTACAGCCTGTAATTCGCTAAAAATGCTCGTTACAGACTTAAAAGTTACACTAGTATCACCTTCACTAAGAGATTGAACATTAGAGTTATCATTTTCAGGATCTAACCAACCATGTGTTTTGATTACTTGAACAGTCATAGCAACAAGCGTGTAATCAAGCTCTTCAGGCAGTTCATCTACTGGAATGTTGCAAAAGTTAGCCACATCTTGAATAACTTTGTTTAATGCATATACAGTAATTGTTTTGTATCTACCATCAGTATCATCTTCACGCTTAGGTAGTAGCTGCTGAACTTTTTCAAGTAATTTATCAAAGCGTTCATGTGTAAGCATGGTTACCACCTCTTACTACTTTACCAAGGCTAATAGTTCTTCTTTCTTAGTCTTACCGGTATAATCAATGCCCTTTGAGTCTAAATAAGCTTTGATTTGATCAACAGAACTTTCACTAGTTGGTTTAGTACCAGAATCTCCGTTCCCAGTTTCAGGCAAAATAATTTCCTTACCAAGTGTTGCAACCAGTACCTTTGATGGGTTTTGAACATAAGGTGCAGCAATTTGAGTTCCATAAATGGTATTGATTTGCTTACCCTTATCACGATCAGGTTCAATTAAAGTGTCACGCTTTACAAACCACTTGAATGCACGACCAGAGTTAAGAGCCTTAATATCCTTATCAGATAAATCACCTGACTTCATTTTCTTTTGTAGTTCTTGTGAGTAAGCAATATCTTGATCAGTTGAAAGAACTACAACAATCTTATCATCAGGCATCTTCTTAGTACGGTAGATTGAAGCACCTAAAGCAGTTACTTCAGCTCCAGTAATGGCTAATTGTGCACCAGTATCAGAGCCCTTAGTATATTCACGAACCGCTTTATTAAATTTCAATTGAGTCTTAGGAGAGCAAATAATAGTGTACGCTGGATTCTTAACATCAGTGTCAAAGAATGATTCTAATGCATCAATACCGTCTACATCAGGAGTAACAGTCATATTATTTTTAACAGCTAACGCCACATCCATAATCTTAGAATCGGCTCTTTGCGCAATAACTTCACCAATTTGCTGGGTAGCTTGTTGAACTGTATCACCTAAGCTAACCAAATCAGCTTCATCAGTAAATGAAACACCCTTACCGAACTTAGATACAGTAGTCTTTACATAGCCTTGTCCAAGTTTATCAACTGGAATTTGTTCACCTTCAGCTACGTCTTGAGCTTCTCCAATATGTCCCCACGTTGGTACTGTTAAAGTATCACCTGGATTGCCTGTTAATGTGCGGTCAACATCAGCCAAAGGCATAAATACCATAGCTTTTTGATAAGTATTTTGTACCATTGGTGCAAGTACTTCAGGATCAAATAAATCTTCTTTCTTTGTAATTGCCATCTTTTAAAATTCCTTTCTAAAATCCTGACTGTTTTACTAAATTTTCATAAGCGTCAGGATTTGACTGTTTAAGTTCAATGCGTTCAACTAAAGACATATCATTAAGTTTCTTATCTACTTTTGGTTCTTTGCCATTTGTCGGTTCATAATCAGTTTTCTGACCACCATCAAATAAATAAGGATCTGATTTCTTCAAACTCTTAATTTGATCATCTAAGCCAGTTAACTTACCATCTTTATCAAACTTGATTTCATCACTGTTCAATAAACCTCTAATAGCTTTATTGTTACGAACTTTATTAGCAGATAAAACTTGATCAATAGCGCTGTTAAGTTTGACAGTTTCAACTTTCTCATTAAGAGCTTGAGTATCTGTCTTATACTTCTTTTGTAAATCTTTAAACTGATTAGATAAGTCTTCATTATCTTTTACTTGATCTTGAAGCTTCTTAAGGTCTTTATCACGGCTAGCCATCTGTTCCTTAAGAGATTTATTTTCCTCAGTTAATTGATCAACATTAGATTTAGCTTTTTCAATATCAACACCGTTGATATCCATGACAGCCTTAATCTGTTCATCGTTTAAACCTAAACTTTTTAACTTTTCTCTTTTCATTTTTCCAATCCTTTCACGTGTTTTATACGAGTTCACCTCTCACAAGGCATACAAAAAGAGCAGTTTTACGACTTACTCAGGTCAAAATAAAAGAGAACCACGCTTGTGATTCTCTTACGTAAATTGTGCTAATAATTCAATCCAATTTCTAGTTTCTTTTAAAAAGTCTTTTACCTTCTGCATTTTCGAATTATCTTGAAGATATTCAATACCCTTAGGTGTTATCTGAATGTTATTAATCTTTATTGATTCTCCACTTAACGAAGATATCGGTACTACGCCAACTATATAGCCTTCTTCACTTAAGGTCTTTAAAATATATTCCCAATATTCAAAAGGAATACCCTCACTTAATTTCTTTAATTGATCATTACTAATTGTTTTTCCATTTTTTAATGAAACATACAAAATAGTTAACAGTTTATAAGCAATTACAAAATAATCATCTTTAGCCATTTGATAGTCCCTAATATATAAATGATTACCTAAAATTAGCCTGGACCAAAACCAGCATGCTTTCTTTCAGGAAAATTTTTTAATGAAGCCCACAAAAACTTTTCTACAAAATCCTTGTGAAGCACTCTTCGAAACGACTTATCAAAATTGTGAAAAGTAATTAAATGATTTTCTTTATCAATCTCAGCTGTTCCTTTTTCAATATCAGATGAAATCGTTAATTTTCGAACATGTTTATCATCATGCAATACTTCATAACTAAAAAAATTCATTACTCTTCACCATCTTTCTTATTCCTATAATCAGGTAAAATACCTAAAGCTCGTAATCTATCACATTCACCCTGATAGTCATATTTTTCATTAGTTTTTTTATGTGCATTAACATAATCACCATGATATTTACTATTAGGATTGTCCATTAATTTAGCTTCTAACGCTTCATGTTGTAACAATAGTATATCATGATCCATAGGATTACCGTTAATTAATCTTTGCAAGCTATGAGCCATATCTATACTTGGAGCAAATTTACTTTTTATGTATTCCATAGTTTTATAATCAAGCAAATTATATTGACTATCTAATACATGAATTAAAGCACGACTAACAATATCTTTTGATAAATGTGAAACTTCTGTGACTTTATCAATTTGTGCTTGTCTATTAGATTTTCTCATTTGACGATAATAGTTTCTAGCAAATTGGTTCTGTCTACGTTCTTCTTGTCCCATAGTAATTTCAGTTTCATCATAAGCAGGATAATATTTTGCACCACTAGGCAACAATGCGCGATATAGATTAATACTTAATTGTTTAATACCCTTAAGTTTTTTCCACTGATTAAATGAATATGGTTTTTGATTATTTTTTCTAGCCCACTGGCTGTAAGGCTGATCTTTAATAAACTTACTTTTTCCAGTAATCGGATCTCTTGACCATCTACTGGTAATATCTGGTAGCCCCTTTATATAAGGCATAGTTGTACATCTGCAGTAAGGATGAATTAAAGGATAATTCAAGCCAACCACTTTATCTTTGACATAAAAAATACGCTCATCTAAATGAGCGCAAACATCGCAAGTATGTGATTCTAATGTTGCAAGATATTCATATTGTTCAATTTTACTATCTTCATAAAACTTTGCTGTAGCTTGTTCTGCAGCATGTCCCATCTCAGTAATAATCAAACGGTGTAATTGCTTTTGCTCAATACCAACCAACCGATCTTCAAGCATTCGCTGTGTTCTCTGCCAACTGTATCCCATTAAGGTACTACGCAATAGAACATCAGTAAGCACATCAGGCATAACTTTAGTGTAGTTTTTCCAGATCCGCTTACTAAAATTACTACCTTGCCATGGTTGGTAAACAATATCTTTTAGTTGCTGTTCGTTGAAGTGAGCTAAATCAATATCAAGACCACCCACCACAAGATACTTATTATAGTTTTCAAGTAAGTATGTGTCATTATATCGCTTGGCTAAAGCCACAGCTAGATTATCAGTTTCGTTATCAGCATACTTAGAAGCGAAATCCGCTAATTGATCATGTAAACTCTGCAGTCTAGCAATACGAGACTTAAAGTACTCACTGTCAAGCTCTTTTTCATAACCACCTGCTTTAGCTTTAATTTTGAATTCTTCAAGGGTCATATCCCACTTAGTAGAATCAATTGAGCTAAGAATTTTTGTAGCTGCTTCTTTACTAATATCATTTGTTTCAGCATAGCGATTTACAAAAACGTTAGCTTCTTTATTAATTTCATTTTGCAGATCTTTTAACCTGGAACGCATAGCATCTTCATAATCACCAACAGCATCAAGTTCTTTTTGTTTAGCATAAAGTACACGCCTACGCCAGTATTCTTGTGAATTCATAATTATTCATCATCAGGCTTCTGTTTTGCCTGCTCTCGCTTATCAGGCGCGGTTCTATTGTCTTCATCGTCTAATTGTTCATCTGGATCGCTAAACTGCTGTGAAGATCTAAAACCGTCACTATCTTGAATGTCCTTTTTCTGCCACTTAAGCTCTTGCTGCCAATCATCAACAATCGGATTAGCCTTAGCAATCGCTTCTTTACTTGAGAAGTTAGCCACAGTTGAAACTATTTGGGCTTGTGATAAACCATCTTCAACTTTAGTTCTTGTCCATGTTTGAGTAATGGCCCGACCATCAGCATCAGATAAGTTAAGATAACGCATAATTGCCCGGACTAGTTCACTAACTGATCTTCTAAAGTAAGCTTCAGTATTGCTTGCTTTAAGTTCAAGATGTGAATAAAGCATCTTAATTGCAACACCCGAAGCATTGGAACTTTGAAAATTGGCTGGATCAACGCCTTGACCTTGCAAAAATATATCGTTCTTGGTCATTTGAAGAATTGAATTACGAGCTTCTACAGGAATTTCAATCTGCAGTGTATCAATCCCAGATTGATCACCGTTACCTGCATTATTAAACTTCACAACCTTTTTTTCTTTCAATTCCTTCATGAACTCATCTAGCTTAGTTCCACCGTAATTCTTAAGTACTAAAATTACTTGCTGAATATCGTCAACATCATTTAAGAAGCCATTATAAACATCATCATAAGCATCAATTAAGCCTTTAACTTTATGCAATTCAGGCAAACATAATTGATTCTTTTGAAAGCCAATGAAAGGAATACGTCCGAAATTATGTGTAATGTGATCGCTAGTTCCCATTGAATAACCAGCTGTACTGTCAAAAATAGGAATAATCGCATACGGTTCAATCATAAGTGGATTAACAGAAACTTCTTTGAAAAATAATGCTTCCTTATCATTCCAAAATTCATGAACAATAAAATATTTACCAGTATCATCATCTAATTGTTTGTATGAACGTAGAACACCAAGCAATTTATTATCTAAGCTGGTTGAATAAATAGGCGTAACTTGATTAGGAGGTACAATCCCATAACGAAACATACCATCTTTATCAATCCAATAATGAAGCCAACCTCTGCCACCGTTGGAAGTGTCAACAACAAGGTTGTTAATCTTTAATGCAAAATCATCACCTAGAACATCATTGACAGCATCATTATCACGGGTATTGCCCACATCGATCTGTGGAGGCTGTGTTGCAACATAACCAGCCTCTTGATCAACAAGCAATTGATAGTAATTTGAACTAATTCGGTTATCAGCATGCCGTAAAGGTTCTTCTTTACCATCTTTGTTCATCTTAGACTTACCACCTGTGTTACGGGTAATGTCATTTTCGTTTTCATAATATCGCAAAGCTTCATCATAAGAATTAATATGTTTGATACGCTCACCAGCAGTATCTTGAATAATTTTTTGAATATCTTTTAACTCCAAGGAATATAACCTCCCTTCGCATTTCTTGAATAGATTCCATATCTGATCGCATCTAAGCGGTCGTTATGTCTAGTTTCGTTTTCTTTCATCGGCATTCCTGTATTCTCGTCCCATGCATACTGATAAATCTCATTCATGATTCCTTTAGCACATGAAGCGGCTATTTTAAATTTCCCTTCACGCATCTTTCTAGCAACGCATTCAATGCCAGGTAAAACATTTTTATTAGCATTGATACAATTAATACCGTTGGCTTGAAATTCATTTACGTTATCAGGACGTGCAGAATCTGCGTAAAATAAAAGATTGCGACCGAATTCATTTTGTAAATTCTGTGCAATCTTAACCCAATAATTAATAAATTTATGCTTCTTCGTATAGTCCCTTAAAACGTACGTAGTGCCGTTTTTGTCATCACCTAGTAAGATGATAGGGTTAGGGTGTTCAAAGCCCCAGTCAACGGCGCAATAGTACTCTAAGCCGTCTGATATTTCTTTATCAGGAATT